ACATCGACAGTCATGATATAATTGTGGTCTTTTTCTGGATTATTGTAGATATCAAGACCAGCGTTTCTTTTTATTGGATCTTCATATACAAGATTCCTAAGTTTTGATGGATTGATGAGTGTATTAACAGATCCTAAGAATTCACATTCAAACTCAACTTTGAACTGCTGTTCAGAGGTGTTCGCAATTGTGGTATCTTTCCATGCGGCATCTCTACCGGGAACTTCGGACCAATGAACATCAGTTGGAATATATTCATTCTTACCTCTTTCCGCATCATGCCACATACGGTAGAAGTGATTCATACCATGAGGCGTTGATACAATA